AGCATTCTTTGAACAAAGATTAATCAACTATTTGCTAGCTAATAAAGATTTATTCCCTGGCTTTACAGATGAGGCAAATCGTGATACTGATTTAAGACCTATGATAGACAGGTGCAATTGTCAAGGTACCTGTATTGGTAGCTGTGGTGGGTTCCAAAGAGATAACGGCTATAACAATAATATACTTATACTATGAGCGTAAACTTAATAAAAGATTGGCAAGATAAAACAATAGGTGATATAGAGACCAATAACAGCTTATTTGAAATAGCTGAATTTTATGGTATAGATGCAAAATTTAGTTTTGATTTATTAGGTGATATTGCTGTAGCTTTAGGTTATAATTATGATTATCCTGAATATTTTGCTATGCCTTACATTCAATTTATTAGTATAACAATAGCAGGTAAAGACCCTGAAGGTGGCTCTTATCTACAGACAATAGTTAATAATATATAATGAGACTTCAACTGTTCATTTTATTAGCGTCAATTCGCACAAGCTTACCTAAACTACTTGCTGTTTTGTGGACATTTTTTTTACCTGTTACTAACTTGCTTTTTTTAGTAGGTTTTTGTATTTGTTTAGATACAGTTTTCGGCTTATGGAAAGCAAAGAAATTAAAAGAGAAAATATCTAGCAGAAGATTATCTAGTATAATATCAAAAATGATGCTTTATCAAATCACCGTTATACTATTTTTTCTTATAGATAAATTTATTTTAAATGCTATAATGCTAACCTTCTTTTCAGTTCCGTTAATGCTTACTAAAGTGATTGCTTTAATATTAATTAGCATAGAAATATTTAGCATAGATGAGAATTATCGTGCTGTTCATAAGTACGGCTTATGGCACGCATTTAAAAGAGCAGTAGGTAGAGCTAAAGAAATTAAAATCGATATAGATGGACTCAAAGATTAATGCGTTTGTTCACTTTATTAGAAAGTGGGAAGGTGGACTAAGTAGGCACACCGCAGACAGTGCGAGCTCATACCCTTGTCCTACAAGTTTCAATGGCAAAAGCGGTTACCATACTAACGCAGGAATTACCTACGCTGCATGGGTTCACTCCTTTGGTAAAGCTAATGATAGTAGGTTCTTATCTATGAATAGCGAAGATTGGTTTAAGGTCTTTAAGGGTTCTTATTGGGATGGTGTTAAAGCTGACAAAATCAACGATATTACTGTAGCTATATTCTTAACTGAAATAGCGTGGGGTTCAGGTACAAGTCAAGCAATTAAGACTGTACAAAAGTGTGTTAACCAGTGCGGCTTAAAGGTAACAATTGACGGCTCAATAGGACCGCAAACAATTACCGCCATAAACTCACTAAACGGTAAAGAATTGCTATTTGTAATGTTTGTAGAGCGTGAAAGATTTTTCAGAGCAATAGCAAAAGGTAAGAATTCAGTATTTCTTAAAGGGTGGTTGAATAGATTAAATGATTTTAAAGCGTGTTTTTATGCGATTTAAGACACTTATAATAGTTTTAAGTACAATCACATTACTTTTAGCTTGCAGTCAATCTAAGCGTGCCTTATGGCATTACAATAAAGCTGTGAAAAACGGCCTATCTGTAGACACTGATACAATAAAAGTAGCAACTATTGATAGTGTAGCGGTAGCGTATAACGATACTATTATATTTGAAAAGATTTTAAGGTACAAAGACACTGTAATAAGAATTTTAGAGCTACCTAAGACCAGGTGGCAAACACGAATAGAGTACAGGTACAAAACGCAACTTGTTAAGCAGGATGTATTAAAGTATAAGTATATTTATAAGGATAAAAAACAAGAGAAGGCTAAAACAAATTGGCGTTTGTTCTTTTGGGGGTTACTTGTAGGGTTCATTTTAAACTTTGCCTTACGAATTTTAGACAAATTATACAACCCTTTCAATAAATAGTTTACATTTACACTAAAAATTTTAAGTGTATGAAAAGAAACCGTTTATTTTTCGACATAGAAACTAGCTTTAATGTAGGTATATTTTGGCGTAGTGGTTACAATCTTACTATTAATCCTGGTGACATTATACATGAGCGTGCTATTATTTGCATTTGTTATAAATGGGAAGGTGAAGATGAGGTGCATAGCTTAGAGTGGGATAGTAAACAATCTGATAAGGCAATGCTTAAGAAGTTTTTAAAGGTTATAGCACAAGCTGAAGAAATAGTAGCCCATAACGGTGATAGGTTCGACATGAAGTGGCTAAGGACCAGGTGTATATTTCACGATTTAAAAATGCCACCTGTATACAATACTATTGACACCCTTAAAGAAGCAAAAAGATACTTTAACTTTAATAGTAATAAGCTAGATTACATAGCTAAATTTTTGGGTGTAGGTGCGAAGCTTCAAACAGGAGGCCTTGACTTATGGAAGGATATTGTTTTTAAGAAATCACCTGAAGCAATGGATAAAATGATAGAATATTGTAAGATGGATGTAACCGTATTACAGGCAGTATTCGACAAGCTTAATGAGTACACCCAAACCAAAGTAAACTATGCAGTATTAAGAGGTGGCGATAAGTACGACTGCCCGCAGTGTGGTACAACTAACATAAGATATAATAAGAAGGTAACGACTGCAGCAGGGACCATACACCATTGGTTAATATGCAACCCTTGCAAAAAATACTATAAGGTCAATAATAAAACTTATATTGATTGGTTAAAGTATAGCATTAAAAAGAAAAATATTACTTAACTTTACGGCACTCTCATAGCGTGAGTTAATTTACCCTCGTTAGTCTTCGGATTAGCGGGGGTTTTTTGTCACAAATCTTGTTAGAATTTTCCACTATAATGCTTAATCAATTAGCAAAAATAAATCAATAATGCTACTTCTAGGTAGCAAAAAGCCTATAATTTGTAAAGTATATAACACATTATCTGTAAAATCTCTACAATTTGAATAGTTAATTATGCTTTATAGGGAATGCACTCGCCAATTATTATATATTTTAAGGGAATAACCTTAAAAAAGTAAGTGCAATTGATTAAACTTAAGGACATAACCCTAATTCCTCTGCAAAATTAAGTGCAATTTACCCTAATTAAGTGCATTTCTTATTTAGAATGAATATAAATTACACCTATTTTTTTGCTGAAACCCTTGATTTTACTACAATCCTTATTTAGAATGATTATAAATTAGCAAATAGTTATTGACATATGTAAATAAGTATTACCTTTGAATATCTCAAAACGGTAAAACAATTAACAATTTAATTTAAACGCTATGAAAAAACTAATTGACTACTTTACACCAACAAACGAAGATGATGCTTACTTAGGTAAGGGAATGCTTATAATGATAGGCGGATTATTAATAATACTTTATTTAGCACATATATGAAAAACTTAAGAGAAAAACACGAAGCTTGCATTAGAACTATTGACTTAATTATTGAAGGTCAAAGAATAGTTGATGAGATGATTTGGAGTAACGGCAGGAATAATGAACAAGGCTTAACACCTTATCACACTGAAGAAAACATACAGGCAGAAATTAGAGCCATTAACAGGCTTAAAGCACGATACACATTATTAACAGCTAAACTTTAAAAGATGATTGAAAGAGAATACGATTTTACAACAGACCGCAAGTGCGAAGTTGAATACTACAGCGAAGATGGAGGCATCCAATACATAGTAAACTTTAACTGGACATTTGGAGCCTGGAGTTATGAAGGTGACCTTGAAGTAGAAGTTGAACTGCAAGATAGTTTACAGGTAATCAATGGAGTTAAACATTACTACTACCCTAGTGTAAGTCAAGTAAACGAAATGGTAGAATTTATACAGGAACATATTTTAGAAGACCCTAATGATTTTGGCTTTGAGGGGTTTGTAGAAGATGAGCGTGATTTTCAAACGGATAATTCAGAATATTAAACAAAACTATAATAGATAAGGGGTAAAAGTTGCCCCATTAATTAAATAGAAATGATATGGAACAAACAGCAGTAGAATGGTTATTAGAAAACTTAAACTCAGAACCATACAGCGAAGAAGACTTTAAATACAACAGAGATTGTTGGGATAAGGCATTAGAAATGGAGAAGGAGCAGATGTTAAACATTATTAAATGCTACCATAACAACTTATTTTATGTTCCATTAAATGAAAATGGTGAAGCTGAAGCAATACTTAAATTAATACAAACAGGACAAATAAAATCTAAACTTTAAACTATGGAAAATACATTCACACCCACAAGCTTCAGCATTAAACGAAAGATGCAATGGTGGCGAAATCAATCCTGTCAAGATGATAAAGGCGGGAGCTTTGACTTAGATTTATACTTAGCTTACTTAGAAGCACAAGATGATTATTTAAACCCTAAACAACAAGACAATGACAAACAAAACTGAAGAACGCAGAGAATTTAACAACGAGGCAATCACTCAACAGTGGCTGTTTGCAGATATGAACGGAAATTTAACACTTAAGCAATACTTAAATTTTCGTGAGTGGTATATTAACAGGTGTAAAGAGCTGTTTGCTTACAACAAAAACACGATACTAAGACACTTTGATAGTTTCTTTTTAGTTTACGGTTTTGATATTTTACAACAACAAACTAACGGAGATGAAATCATTTAGACTAACATACGAAATAAACGGTAATGTAGTTGAGACTTATTACTTTATCTGTAGAAACATAGCAGTGTGGAAGCAGCGACAACTTAAAAACGATGGCAATCATTATTTAGGAATATTTAAAATTAAATTACAATGACTAAAATAGAAGAAATAACAGCAATAATTGCAGCAGAAGAATTAAACTTACCTAATAGACAAAGAGACAAAGTTTATAGACGGTTCTACCTTGCTCACCTATTACGCAAAGAAAAGTTAATGCTTCGAGAGATTGGAGAAATATTCAACAAGTCACAC